GGGGATGGGCTCGGTTAATTAGTGTTGTACCACCCCAGACACAAAATGAAGCAAAAGTCAAACCGCTAACTTACTGATTTGCAACGATATTCTAAATCGAGAGAAATTATCGTTAGGTTCAGAGAAAAAAGTGGTTGACAGACCCTGTTGACTTATAGTAATATGCGGTCTCGGGGCTGAAAATGGCGCAAGACCCAACGGGAAGTTGAAGGACGGTGGTTCGATTCCACCCAGCTCCACCAGGATAATCTATGGCACTCAGTAAAGGCCGGCAAGAGGCAGTTAGATGGCCTTAAGTGAAGCAGATCAGAAGAAGTTAGCAGAGCGCAAGGAAATCAACCTGAAGCGCCGGAGTAAGCCGACCAAGGCTGAAATTGAGGCTAAGAAGAAGGGTAATCGTGGTAAGATAGGCCGTCCCAAGGGCGATGCCTCCATTATCAACGAGTACAAGGCGAGGATGCTCGCTTCTCCCAAGTCCAGGAAGGTCTTGGATGCGATCTTCAGGGCTGCGCTGGACGACGATCATAAACATCAGGCGGCTGCATGGAAGCTAGTCATGGATAGAGTCCTCCCTACGGCCGCATTTGAGAATGAAGTCTCCAAAGGGGCTGGAAAGTCTCAGATCCAGATCAACATTACTGGCGTAGGACAGGTAGATGTTGGGTCATCCACTGATCACGGGCAAGGCCCGCATCAACCCATAGAGGCGGAATTTGAAGACGTATAAATACTTCAATGTAAGCGAGTTCGACTGCCAGCACACGGGTGATAACATGATGTCCCCCGGATTCATCATGAAGCTGGACAGGTTGAGAGAGGTGTGCGGATTCCCATTTGTGATTACCTCTGGTTACCGCTCTCCTAAACACCCGATCGAGGCAGCTAAATCCTCTCCGGGCACTCATACGATGGGTATCGCCGCAGATATCGCCATTAGGGGCGGCTGGCAGAGATTTAAACTGGTAGATGAGGCCTTAGCGGCAGGGTTCACCGGAATCGGGGTAGGGGAGGACTTTATTCACCTGGATACCCGCCAATTCCCAATGATGTGGATTTATGGATCTTGATATCCAGCTTCTGCCCTGGCAACAGAAACTTTGGGTGGATTCAACTAGATTTCAGGTGATAGCGGCTGGAAGACGGTCTGGTAAATCCAGATACGCCGCGTGGAAGATCATAGTAAACGCTCTTGAACCGGGGGACGGTCAGGTATTCTACGTCGCTCCCACCCAAGGACAGGCAAGAGATATCATGTGGGGGCTCTTGTTGGACCTAGCAGCACCAGTTGTTAAGTCATCCCACATCAACAACTTGCAGATAACCCTGATTAACGGGGCTGTGATTAGCTTAAAGGGCGCTGATAGACCAGAAACCATGCGCGGTGTTTCATTGAAATACCTGGTCATGGACGAATACGCGGATATGAAGCCGTCTGTCTTTGAGGAGATCCTTAGACCGGCTCTGGCAGACAGGAAGGGTAAGGCCCTGTTCATTGGTACGCCGATGGGCAGAAACCACTTCTACGAGCTGTACAAGTACGCTGAGCTAGAGGACGATCCTACTTACAAGGCTTGGCACTTCACCTCATACGACAACCCGCTGTTGGACCCGGATGAGATTGATATAGCCAAGAGATCAATGTCGTCTTACGCCTTCAGGCAGGAGTTCATGGCATCTTTCGAAGCTAGGGGCTCGGAGATGTTCAAGGAGGATTGGATCAAGTATGGATCTGAAATCGAAGGAGACAAGTACATTGCAGTCGACCTTGCCGGATTCGAAGAGGCGGGAAAGAAGCGGTCAAAGAACTCCAGGCTCGACGAAACGGCGATTGCTATTGTCACTGTCTCTGAGTCAGGATGGCTCATTGAGAATATCATCCACGGACGATGGACGCTTGATGAGACTGCTGCAAAGATATTCCAAGCCGTTCGCGATTACCAGCCTCTCGCCGTAGGGATTGAGAGAGGTATTGCTAAACAAGCCGTGATGTCACCCCTGACGGACCTCCAGAAGAGATACGGCCAGTTCTTTCGAATACAAGAATTGACCCACGGCAACAAGAAGAAGACCGATCGAATTATGTGGGCACTACAGGGAAGATTCGAAAACGGGTACATCTCACTCAAGAAGGGTGACTGGAATGCGAGATTCCTTGATCAACTATTCCAATTCCCTGACCCGCTAACACACGACGACCTGATTGACGCTGTGGCCTACATTGACCAACTCGCCAACGTCGTCTATGACTACAACTTCGAAATCGATGACCATGAAATCTTAGATATTATAAGTGGCTATTGATGTATAAGAACTGTTTTAAGTGTGGGGCGACCAAGCCGCTCTCGTCATTCCATAAGCACAAGGGGATGAAGGATGGCAGGCTGAACAAGTGTTCCTCCTGCGTGGTCAGGAATGTTGCGAGGTGGCGGAAGCTTAACCCAGAGTGCAGATCCGAAGAGCACGCTAGGGTCAGAGAGAGGAATGGGCGCATGACTCGACAGGAGTATTTCGCTAAGCTCAAGAGAGAGGCTATTGGTCGAAAGGCTTCCAGCACAAAGTACGCATCAAAGCGCAGGCTGCGAGTCGACACGCTCGACCCCTTTACGGAATTTGTGATGGAGGAGTGCAGTCTTTTAGCGCAGGATAGAGAAGAGATCACTGGCATGAAGTGGCACATAGACCACATTGTACCGCTTTTCCATAAGGACGCATGCGGGCTTCATGTTGCAGCAAATCTTCAAGTCGTTCCGGCGTGGTGGAACCACAAGAAGCGTAATTTTAACATGGACGAATACATAATTGCAGGCTATTGATATGAGCGAAATCTTTGAACTCGACCCACTGATGGCTGAGCAAAGCATTGAAGAGTGGGTAATGGCCAAGTGCAACAACTGGCGTGACCACTACGAAGGGAATTACGAGGATAAGCACCAGGAGTACTACCGCCTTTGGAGAGGTATCTGGGCAGAAGAGGACAAGACGAGGGCGTCAGAGAGAAGCAAGATCATCTCCCCGGCACTTCAGCAGGCGGTAGAGTCCAACGTCGCAGAGCTTGAGGAAGCAACCTTCGGCAGGGGTAAGTGGTTCGACATCTCAGACGAAATGGGCGACTCGGAGAGGGACGATGTGATGTTCCTCCGAAACAAGCTCACAGAGGACTTCTCTCAAACCGGCATTCGTAAAGCAGTCGCAGAGTGCCTTATCAACGCTGCGGTCTTCGGGACGGGTGTCGGTGAGATTGCGATCGAGGAAGTCAAGGAGATGGCTCCCGCAACCCAACCCGTCATGGATGGCGAGCTTCAAGCCGTAGGCGTGACCATTAAGGATAAGGTAAAGGTCAAGCTCAAACCCGTAGTCCCACAGAACTTCCTAATTGACCCTGTAGCGACTTGTATTGAGGACGCTATGGGCGTTGCGGTAGATGAGTTTGTCTCCATGCACCACATCCGCCAACTCCAGGAGAAGGGAGTTTACAAGGACGTCTACGTCGGTGAGGCATCTCCCGACACGGATTTGGAGCCAGACCAAGACCTGACCATCTACCACGATGATAAGGTTCGCCTCACCAAGTATTACGGACTCGTTCCTAAAGACATACTAGAAAAAGAGACTGACGTAGAGGCTGAGGGAGAGTACGTCGAGGCGGTTGTCGTGATCGCTAACGGTGGAGTCCTCCTCAAGGCGGAAGAAAACCCCTACATGATGCAGGATCGCCCTGTGGTTGCGTTCCCGTGGGATGTCGTGCCCTCAAGATTTTGGGGCAGGGGCGTATGCGAAAAAGGCTATAACTCGCAAAAAGCTCTTGATACAGAGCTGCGGGCTCGTATAGATGCGCTTGCGCTCACTGTCCACCCTATGCTGGCGATCGATGCTACAAGAATGCCGAGAGGTGCTAAGCCGGAGGTGCGCCCTGGTAAGATGCTCCTGACCAACGGAGACCCCAGAGAGATCTTGCAACCATTCAACTTTGGAGAAGTGAGTCAAATCACTTTCGCTCAGGCATCAGCCCTTCAGCAGATGGTCCAGCAGGCTACTGGAGCGGTAGACTCTGCTGGCATTGCGGGTCAGGTGAATGGCGAAGCCACCGCCGCAGGGATCTCAATGTCCCTCGGGGCAATTATCAAGAGGCACAAACGAACCCTGATTAACTTCCAGGAGTCGTTCTTAATTCCTTTTGTCAAGAAGGCCGCTTATCGGTACATGCAGTTCGATCCGGAATCCTATCCGGTCGCTGATTACAAGTTCAACGCCACCTCATCCCTTGGTATTATCGCCCGAGAGTACGAGGTATCTCAATTAGTGCAACTGCTGCAGACCATGAAACAGGATTCTCCTCTCTACGGAACGCTGGTACAATCTATTATCGATAACATGAACCTGTCGAACCGAGAAGAGTTGATTGCTTCACTGCAGCAGGCCATGCAGCCCTCCCCAGAGGAGCAGCAGGCAGCACAAGCCATGCAGCAGGCCCAGTTGGACTTCCAGAACGCCCAGACGGCCGCTCTCGGCGCACAGGCCGCAGAATCACAGGCAAGGGCTAACAAGTACGCCGTAGAAGCCCAGTATATCCCGATGGAGAAAGAGATCGAGAAGATCGAGGCCATCACCAGGAACCTGGATGAGGGATCTCAGGACGACAAGGAATTCGAGCGCAGAATGCGGGTAGCGGAACTCACTCTCAAGGAAAGAGATATCGACCTCAAAGAGAAGAGTTCGAAAGCGGAAGGCCAACTGATGGAGCGCCTGGGTGGAGGCTAAGCTCCTAGCAATCCTTGATTACCTTGATGATAACGGAGAGTTTGCCACAGGAACGCATGTTCTTGGTTCGTCCAGCCCGGACACAACTTCGTTTTCGGGCCTGGGCATTAACCGGGTTGCGGTAGCTGCATCCGGGTCAGCAGATACGAACGTAGCAGCAATTACGGTCACATCAAGCTCATCTGGCGGGGTACATGCGTATATCCCGGCAGGTCAGGGTGTGACACAACAGGCTTTGTTCCATACTCCGAGCAACGCCATCGGTGTGGCGAAGTTCCTGTTTGGCAACGTCAACAAGATATCAGGCGGATCATCCCCTCGGGTCACGCTCAAGGGCTGGGTGCACAACAGAACAGTTGACACCAAGTTTGAGGTATTCAGATACACCATTGATACCGCTACACAGAACAGCTTTAGCATTAACGAGCCGGTTGGCTTCAAGCTATCTGCTGGAGACATTCTGTACTTCACGGCAGATACAAACACCAATAACTCGACCGTAAGCTCGTTTAGATTCAGCCTAAACTTATATGACGACGAATAAGGAATAACAATATGATGATCACGCAAATTCAGTTTAATAAGGCCATCGAGGAAGTCAACAAGGCCTTCTCCGAGGTGAGGGGCAGACTATCGCTGGTCGAAGAAGCTCTCAAGACACTCGAAGAGGCCCAAAAGCAGGCTCCTGCGCCCAAAACAACCAAGAGAGAAAAAACTTCTTGACTCCGTTGAACTTATGTAGTATTATGGCTGTCCATTAGTCAAATTGACCACTTTTTAGTCAAATTCGCCAATGACACCAGAGCTTGAGAAATACTTTGATGACTTCAATGAGCTGTTCCACCATCACGGATACGCCCGGCTCCTGGAAGAAATCACCAATAAAATCAACAACCTGAACGATATTTCTCGGCTGGGTGGCGAAAAGGACTTGTTCTACGCTAAAGGCCAGATCGATGCTTACAAGACAATCCTGTCGATGCAGGACATTGTAACCCTCGCTAGAGAGCAAGCGGAAGAAGAAGATGTACAAGATATTTGATTTCAGGTGCCCTAATGGGCACTTGTTTGAGAAGATGGTAGACGGAAACACCAATGTCTGTAGGTGCGACTGCGGTGAAGAAGCTACCAGGCAACTGTCAGCCCCGGCATTCATCCTTGAGGGCCACTCCGGGGACTTCCCCGGAAGGCACATGAGATGGGTGAGAGAGCACGAAAAGGCTGGCAATCGATCAACTCCACAATGACGTTAGTCACGGAGCTTAATTATGGCAAGAGCTACAATGCTGGACCTGCCTCCCGAAGAGGAACAAGCAGACACCATTGAAAACGAAGTCGATGAGACTCAACCCTTACCCACGGTAGCGGAAGAGCAACCTCAAGAAGAACCTCAAGTCCCCGAGAAGTACAGGGGAAAGACCTTGGAAGAGGTCGTCCAGATGCACCAGGAGGCTGAAAAGGCTCTCGGGCAACAGGGAAACGAGGTTGGCGAACTTCGAAAAGTTGTTGACGAGTATATTGCATCGCAACAACCGGCACCTCAACCAAGCGTTGAGCCCGAAGATGAGCTGGACTACTTTACTGATCCACAGGCCGCGGTAAACAAGGCCATTGAGAACCACCCGAAGGTTCGGGACGCAGAGCTAAGCGCGGCGGAATACCGCAAGCAGGCAGCCCTCTCCCGGCTACAGGAAGAGCACCCTGACATGCAGAAGATCCTGCAAGACAATGCTTTTGCCGAGTGGATTCGTGGATCGAATATCCGAACACAGCTTTTTGTGCGAGCCGATCAGCAATATGACGCTGAAGCTGCCGACGAACTCTTTAGTCTCTGGAAAGAGCGTAAGACTGTAGCGGAGCAGACAGCCAATGTTGAAAAGCAAGCCAGGAAGAATCAACTGAAAGCCGCCAGCACTGGTGGTGGACAGGGTGTTCAGGATGGGTCAAGGAAGAAAGTCTATCGCAGGGCCGACATTATTAAGCTAATGAAAGACGACCCAGCAAGATACACCGCATTGTCTGATGAGATCATGCGGGCCTATGCAGAGGGTCGAGTCAAGTAGGAGACTAACCCATGGCAACAGCCACTTATCCCGGTGCGGCGGGTAATACCGCACTGACAGAGGCAGCAACTTTCGTTCCAGAAATCTGGAGTGACGAAATTATCGCTGCCTACGAGAAGTCGCTCAAAGTAGCGCCCCTCGTTAAAAAGATCCCCATGAACGGCAAGAAGGGTGATACCATTCACGTTCCTAAGCCGACCCGTGGTGACGCCAACGCCAAGGCTGCTGATACAGCAGTAACTATCATCGCCAACACTGAGAGCGAGCTGACTATCTCAATCGATCGTCACTTCGAATACTCACGGTTGATCGAGGATATCGTTGACGTACAGGCCCTCTCAAGTCTGCGCCAGTTCTACACGTCAGACGCCGGTTATGCGCTGGCTAAGCGTGTTGACACTGACCTGCACTCTTGCGGCACGGGTTTTGGTAACGGCGGCGCTATTGTGTTCTCTGACACCGTAGCTGAAACCGACTACCAGCACACAGGCTGTTTCTTCAACGACAACGGCACAACGACTCAGTACACGGACGACACCCAGGTTGCTGCTGACGTGTTCACGGATGCTTTCTTCCGCGACATGATCCAGAAGCTGGATGACAACGACGTACCGATGGAAGATCGCCACATGATCATCCCTCCGTCAGTTCGTAACGCTGTTATGGGTATCGACCGCTACGTGTCTTCTGATTTCGTAGCTGGCCGTGGTGTAAACTCCGGTCTGATCGGTAACCTGTACGGCGTGGACGTTTATGTATCGTCTAACTGTGCAACGATCGAAGCCGTTGGTGCCAACACCGCCGATACTTCTATCGCAACCCGAGCTGCACTCCTGTTCCACCGAGACGCTATCGTCCTGGCTGAGCAGATGGCTGTACGCTCACAAACTCAGTACAAGCAGGAATACCTGTCTAACCTGTACACGGCTGACTGCCTGTACGGTGTTGAGGTATACCGCCCCGAAGCTGGTTTCGTACTGGCTGTACCTGAGTAAGCAATACGGGAATGAGGGGCTTCGGCCCCTCTGAACCCTTCTAATTCTTTCGGGGAGTTATCTTGAGACAAGCAATCGTCAACTCTATTCGCCAGGGTATTCGTCAATCCATCCGTGGATCTGGCAACCCTGTCCCAACCTTTGGCTTGCCGCTTCAGAACTCCCTGGACACCAATATCGCGAGCACTCGCGCAACGGCGTCCTACACCCGCGCCACCACAGCCACCTCTGAAGATTCACAG